CGTACTTGTTGGGTATAGATTTGGGTTACAATGATCCCACGGCTTTTGTTATTGCGGCCTATAGGGAGGATGATCCGACCCTTTATTTCATTGATTGTTTTAAAAAATCTGGTATGATTCTAACAGATGTAGCAGAATACACTAGGATGTTACAAGCTAAGTACGATCCTGCTTTTATGGTTATTGATAATGCATCTAAACAGGCAGTACAAGAATTAGTACAACGATTCCAACTACCTTTCGTGGCTACAGAGAAAACCAACAAGTTTGATTTTATTCAACTAATGAATACAGATATTTACAACGGTCATATTAAGGTTTTACCAAAATGTGCCGACTTAATAGATGAATGGCAGTCATTGGTATGGGATGAACGTATGCTAGAGGCCGGTAAACATGTAGAACACCCAGCCCTCCCAAATCACTTGTCAGATGCTGCATTATATGCATGGAGATGGGCCTACCACTATACAGCGAAACCGAAGGCTTTTAAAAAGATTACCGACCCTAATGAAAAATGGTGGGAACAAGAAGCAGACAAGATAGAAGCTTCAAAAAATAACGAGGAGTTAGATATATGGATGGATTAGAAATTAATCAATTAAAATTACTGATAGATTGCTTAAATGAAAAGAATGTTCATCATCTTAAGTATGGTGACTTCGAAATTACCTTAGGGGGTAAGGAAGTGCTTCCTGAGGTTGAGACTAACCCCATGGAACTACCTGAATTAGATCAAATGTCTGACTATGACATACACAAATCATTATCTAACCTATAAGGCACAACATGGCTAACAAACCTATTATACAAGAATACATCGGGTCTTCTAGAGAACACAAAACACAGGACTCTAACAAGTGGTGGGACGCCCCCACTACTGAAGTACATGAACGACTAATACCCTATATTCAGAGACTGCGACAAAACCAGTCCGTTCGACGTACCCAAAATGTACGTTTTGCGAAATTATATCAGAACCAGGCACTAACGGGCACAAATAGATTTACAGACAACTTTGATGATACCCCCACAGCCTCCAGTATGTCCTACAATGTGATTAAATCAGGTATTGATACTGCGGTAGCAAAAATAGCTAAACAGCGCCCACGGGCCTATTTCCTAACTGAGAAGGGTAATTCAGCACAACAGAAGAGAGCCAAGTTACTAACCCAGTACATGGATGGTACCTTTCATGACATGAATATATATTCATTAGGTGCTAAAGTAGTAAGGGATGCCACTATCATAGGTTTAGGAGCCTTAAAAATCTATAAGGATACTGAGCGCGGTAAAATCTGTGCTGAGAGGGTTGTAACTGACGAACTGACTATAGATGACAATGAGGGCATGTACGGAGAACCTGGACAATTACACCAAGTTAAGTATATATTTAAAGATGTACTTGTATCTATGTACCCTAAATACACTAAAGAAATAAATGACGCAAAACCCGCATTCGACGATAAATACACAGATACCGAAGCTCGGGAGATGGTTCTGGTAGTAGAATCATGGAAACTTAGAGCTTCACCAACTACAAGCGGCAAACACGCAATCACAATAGACGGTGCCACGCTTCTAGATGAGCCTTACGATAAAGATTACTACCCCTTCGTATTCTTCCGTTGGACTGAGCGCATTACAGGCTTCTGGGGTATGGGTATCGCAGAAGAACTATACGGAACTCAACTAGAGATTAATAAACTACTAAGAACAGTACAGTTAGCCCAACATTTTATTGCCGTACCTCGTGTAATGGTTAATGCCGCTACTAAGGTAAATACCACCAGTATCAGTAATAAAGTTGGGTCAATAGTAAAATACGCGGGGCCAGAACCAAAATTCGTTACTGCACAAGCTATGTCCTCGGAAATATATAATTATATTCGTTGGTTAATTCAATCATCGTTTGAGCAAATCGGTATATCTCAGTTATCAGCAACTAGTCAAAAACCAGCCGGTTTAGATTCAGGAGCAGCCTTACGGGAATACCAGGATATAGAAACTGAGCGTTTTGCTCTAGTATCCCAAGCGTACGAAAGATTTTACTTAGATGTTGCAAAAATCGTTCTAGATTTAAGTAAAGAATTGTACACAGATAATAACATACCTATGAAATATGCTGGTAAGGATTTTATCAAGAAAATTAAGTGGAAAGACGTGTCTATGGATGAAGACCAGTATGTTATGCAAATTTATCCTACAAACATTTTACCAACACTTCCGGCTGCTAAGCTTCAAAAAGCGTCTGAATTATATCAAGGAGGTATAATTGATAAAGCTACCTTTACCAGACTAACCGACTTTCCTGATTTAAAAGAGGCTATGGACCCACTAACTGCATCAGATGACTTGATTATTTACATGCTAGATGATATAGTTGAGGAGGGTAAGTACCAGCCACCGGAACCAGCACTAAACCTGGACAGGGCTACTCAGCTATCTAACTTAAGGTTTTTAACAGAAAAAAGAAATAACCTATCCGATGATAGATTAGAATTACTGATGCGATGGCATAAAAAGGCCCTAGAACTAAGCAATGCAGCCAACCCCCCTCCACCAGTAATGGAGGCCCCTATGGCCGTACCAGAAGCTTTACCGACAAGTGATTTGTTACCGCAAATCCCACAAATATAAACCCATTGTTATAAGGAATGTGTAATGACAGCAACTGTAATAAAAGAAACAATTAACACACAACCAACTTGGAGTGAGGCTCCTGAAGCTAGTGCTGAGGAGGTTGTAGAGGCAACTGAAGGACTAGAGGAAGCTCTAGAAGAGTCTGTTGAGGAGTTGGTTGAAGAAACTCAACCAGAACCCAAAGCAGACCCTATAGAAGCTAAGAGATTTAATGAGCTTGTACGCAGGGACGGTGAGCAGCAAAACCAAATCCAACAACTAAAGAACCAATTACGGGAACAGCAAGAGCTACAAAACCTCTTTAATTCTGACCCTTTGGCAGCGTTGGCTAAACTAAATGTGAATACTGACGATATTATAAATAAGGCCCTAGGGTTGGAGCCTGCACCGGTTGATCCGGTCACCCTTTTAACTAAGGATGTGCAAGCGCTCAAGGAAGAGCGTGAGGCACTAAAAAAAGCCCAAGAACAACAAAGACAAGAGCAGGCCGTTAAGGCTTACCACTCAGAGATTTCGGACGCTATTCAAAGTAATGTAGATAAGTACGAGTTATGTAGTTTATCAGCGGACGATGCCATAACTAAGGCGTATTCTGTTATCGATTATGAGTACCAACAAACTGGTCAATTAATTGATATTGAACAAGCACTGGATGTTGTGGAGAACCACTATGAGAAGGAAGCAAGACGTTTAGCGGCTGCTAAAAAACTAGGTTATCAACAGGTCAAGATTGAAGAGAAGCAAGGGATACAAGCAAAAGCCCCACAAGCACCTGGAACATTAACCAACAAAAGTCAATCTAGTGCACCGGCAACAGTTAGACCATTCGAACTAACAGTAGAAGACTCTAAAAGACGGGCAGCAGATTTACTAAAATGGATTTAACTTAATTATTTTACAAGGATGTAAAACATGGCATTAGACCTTCCAAGCTTTGACGCTGCACTTAAGCAGCACTACACTTCTGACATGGTAGAGAATATGGTCTACCAAGACAACCCACTATTAGCAATGATTCCTAAGTATGAGGATTTTGGTGGAAAAAATCTACCTATTCCATTACTCTACGGAAACCCACAAGGACGTTCTGCTACATTTAGTAATGCTCAAACACGTGGAGCAGCTTCAGCCTCTCAGTTAGCTGACTTTGTTCTTACTCGTGTTAAGGATTACTCAATTGCAACAATTGACAACGAAACTCTTGAAGCCTCTAAAGGCAACAAAAATGCTTTCATGGAAGCAGCAACTACTGAGATTGACGGAGCTATCCACGTTCTAAGTCGCTCTTTAGCGGTAGGTCTTTACCGAGATTCTTCTAAGTATGTTGGTCAAGTTTCTGCTGAACCTGCTGAAGCTGCTACAACCGTTATTACTCTAACTAATCTTGAAGAAATCACTAACTTTGAAATTGGTATGGATATCGTTATCTGGTCTGCTAAATCAGGTGGAACTCAGAGAACTTTTGACGGTACAGCTACTGCTGCACTCATCTCAGCAGTTGATCGGGACGCTGGTTCTATCACTCTAGCTGACGCTTATGACTCTTCTGGTACTATTGCTGCTAGCGATTACTTGTTTATCAACGGTGACCGTGGCTTAGGTATCTCTGGTCTAGAGGGATGGCTACCATCTTCAGCACCAAGTGCTACTTCATACTTCGGAGTTGACCGTTCAGTTGACACTACTCGCCTAGGTGGAGTACGGTATGACGCCTCAGCACAACCGATTGAAGAAGGTTTGATTGACGCAGCTAGTCGTTTGGCACGTGAAGGTGGAAAACCTGACTATTGTTTCTTGAACTACGCTAAGTATGCAGAACTAGAAAAATCTCTTGGTTCAAAAGTTCAGTATATCGACCTATCGGTGAATGCACAAGTAGGTTTCCGTGGTATCTTAATTAACGGACCCCGTGGACCAATTAAAGTTATTGCTGACCAAAACTGTTTGGCTGGCTCAGCTTTCATGTTAACTATGAAATCTATGAAACTTTACTCTTTGGGTAAAGCAGTACGAGTAATCGATACTGACGGTCTTCAAATGCTTCGTCAGGCTTCTTCTGACGGTGTTGAAGTACGATATGGTTTCTATGGTAATGTTGGTTGTCGTGCCCCGGGTTGGAATGCTCACGTAACTCTATAACCAATATTGGTGGGCTTCGGCCCACTACTCGAAAGGATTTTTAATGGCTTCTAGGAATTTTCAAGGTGTACAAGCCTTAAACAGAGAAGTTAAGATTATAGCTGGTCGTTTTGACGATGCAGATGCAGTGGTAAAGGGGTACGGTTTTTCAGCAGCTAATACTGGAACAGGAACCTACACTATTACACTAGACGACCAGTACAATCATCTTATCTCCTGTATGTGTCAAGTACAATCTACGTCAGGCACAGACGACTTTAAGGTAACAGTAGTTGGTGAGGATGTTGATGGGGCAAAAACCATAGACATTGAAGTTCACGTAGCTGCTACCCTTACTGATCTTGGTAGTGGTGATGAGATTCATTTCATTGCTGCACTACAAAACTCTTCTTTACCGGTTAAATAATGCACCCGGCACTAATGGGTAAAAAACCCAGCGGAATGGTTGTATTCTCAGAACGTGAAGAACACAAGGAAAAGCCTCAAACAGACCCAATCTTAGATATGATTGACTGTATGAGGAAAAAAGATATACATGGCTGCCTCATGGCCTTAGCAACCCACTTCTCTAAGGAGTCGAATGAGGAAGACATGTATTGAGGGGCTTCGGCCCCTCCCTATTTAAAGGATTACTATGGCAGATACAATCACATTGGCATCCCTTAAAACCCGTTGTAGAGAACGGAGTGATATGGAAAACTCAGGGTTTATATCTGACTCTGAGCTAGTAAGTTATATTAATAGCTCATATGCACAGCTATATGACCTATTAGTATCTAGATTTGAAGATTATTACACAACTACTACATCTAGTGTAGTAGCTTCCGGTGACAACTCTATTAGCGTACCTGCTGACTTCTATAAACTACTCGGAGTAGATTACCAACTGAGTGATGATTCTTACACAACAGTAAATAAATATAATTTCCAGAATCGTAATAGGCGAGATGGTTTGGCTAGAACTAGTCAATCAAGACAATACAGACTAATAAATAACGCTATAGAACTCCTCCCTAAGACCAATGCCCAGGGTACCTACCAACTATGGTATGTACCTCGTATTACTAGACTAGCAGATGACGCTGATACATTGGATGGTGTTAATGGTTGGGAAGAGTATATAGTCATAGATACGGCGATAAAAATGCTATCTAAAGAAGAGTCGGATATAACTGCGCTTCTCATAGAAAAAAGAGCAATGGAAGACCGCATAGAGGCTATGGCAAACAACCGAGATTCTGAGCCAGAAACAGTTACTGATACTAACCCATATGCCTGGGATATTAATACACGCTCTTGGGATTGGTAATATGCTAAAAGGTTTGAGACAATTTAGCGCTAACTCTACAGATGTGGACAGACTATACCAACATGTTTCTAACTTCGCTAGTCAGTTTACAACTAAACCCCTTTTAGATGGTATACATTTTAAAGGGGTTTCATTAAGTTCAGGGGACAATACTATAAACCATGGTCTAGGTAGACAAATACAAGGCTGGGTTATTACGAATAAAGATGCGGCTGGGGATGTATATGCTACCCCATCCAAACAAATAACAGCCGACAAAA